TTTCAACTTTAACCATATCGAACTCCTTTAATTGCGACTGGTAACCAGTACAGAATCAGGTGGCGGTTCCTGATTTTCCTCATTCGCACTTGTCGCCCTGGCCTTACTCGCTTCAACTTCAAACTTTGCAAAGAGACGATCCTCAAGTTTATCATCTCCACGGGCCAAGATCGGGGCCATAAGATACGCCAGCCTATAACTCAGGGCCAACATGAAGTCGTCGTCAAACCGCTCCGGGGGGATATCGCTGCGGATAAACTTTGCACTTGCGTCCCTCGCATTCGTAAAAATCAACTTGCCGAGGACTTCATCGCTCCCGTCCACGATGCGATAGGGATATGTGTAGTCTTGCCCCAAGTAGTTTTCAGGGTCGACTAGCCCCCCGTAACTACGAACAGCAGACCCGTGTCCTAACCCATAAAATTCATCGTAGACCCTGGTCACACGGAGGGCATTTGCAGGATACCTGTAACTGTACAAAAAACCGTAGCTATCCCCCAGCTCCCGGACACTAAACTCCCTGACAAGAATCAACTTGTCGGTGTCTGTAGCAAATGGCCACGGGAACGACCGTAAGAATGTATTATAAGCAATCGGGTAATACCGCCGGCAGGAACGGGCCTCCTCAGAGCGTTCATCCAGGGAGGCGATCTCGGTTCCTATACGCAGGTGGCCCAATGCTGTATTGCAAATGTCGATAACAGTAATAGGCCCCTCCTTTGCTAGAGAACTTTGTTGCCTGAGTCTCTCCCACCATTAGGTAACCTCGGGTCTTGCGGGGCCTCTTCAGGGTCCACGGGTTCTTTCCGTGGATCGGGGAGGTCTTCGGCAGGAGGCGGAGGCCGTGAAACCACGGGTTCATCATCGACAAGATGAAACCACGACGGTTTCTTCTTCAAGACTTTCTTATCAACCCAAAACACCTGTCCCGGCTCAATTACGACGTGCTGATAATAACCACGGGCCGTTGCTTTAACTTTTACACTGCTCATTTGTACCCCTTCTTTTTCATTCCCTTTTTCTTTCCTTTCTTTGAACCTTTAGCTTTCGGCATTTATACATCTCCTTTAATAATGATGCTTTAGTGGGGACAGAAACAGGAGCAACTATCCCCACCAAAGGCATCTATCAACAAAACAAAAAGCAACCCAATTTACGCTGTCACGATTGTATAGTTCGCCGGGTACGAAGTCCAGGCATGAACCGTGCTGGCAGGCACTAAGTAGGCATCGTAATTGATGCTCGGTGCGCTACCTCCAATCGTCAATCTCAACCGAAGGAAACGCTTAACAGTGTTATCTTTCGGCAAGTATTGCACATAAGCGGTGTTGGCATTGGCACTATTAATAGTGATAGTCCCAACGGTTGCAACATCGGCCCCGGTGAAATCGTCATCGTCCGCAGTTTCTATTGCAGCCGTGTATACCCCTCCACCTGCTATTGCTCCAACCTTAAAGAAAACCGCAAGCGGCTCTCCAACACCAACATTTCTATCCGCTCCAAAGTCCAAGGACTCTTGCGAGTTCCCTGTCGCTGTCAAAGTATGATTCTTTGACAACTCTTGCTGAGCATCTAATGCATATCCCATAAGTCCTCCTCAAATTATGCTGTCAAAGCATCTTCTGTTGTTAATAGTGTGTCCATTTTTCTAATTGGAATCCCCCAAAAGTGCGGCTTCGGCATTCCGTCCACGTCAACATAGGTCATCCCACCTTGATTCACATCCCGTTTTCTCTGTATGTCAAGCTGGTTTATAGCGGTCCTGTTCATGGCAAAGCAGAACTTTCCGGTATTTGTGTCAGGCACGGTGTGTATGGCCTTAATCATCAAATCCGAAAGATTCCCGGTGCTTGTCGTACAGTTTACTATCCGCACATTGTACCTGGTATCCTTAACGGCAACACCTGCTTTCCACTGCCACTTGTCCCTATAAACCTCGTCCCGAAGTTCCCGACCGTCTTTTGTCGTCTCGATAGTTACAAGCCCTTGGTCATCGTGGACCAACCCGGCCCGAGAGCCTTTTGGGAAGAATCCGAATGTCGTCATCGGGCTGAAGTTTAAGAGCCAGATTGAAAACGTATCTGATCCCGTACCCCCGGCGTCGATAATATTCTGAGAGTTCCCGGCCCCTGCCAGCTGAGAATATCGAGGCGAAAGACCTGCAAATTCCTCAACGTTAATGGAAGGATTCCCGTAGAAAAGCGTTTGAGCGAATCGAATGTTCATCGCTTGGATAAACGCCGCTCCCTCGCTGAGCCGAAAGGCATTAACATTTGCATTCAACTCGGCCTCGTCTTTGTCGATCTCAGACCAGCCAATAATGTTTCCTGCTTGCTCATCAACTTGCGCAGTGGTCGACTTGCTGGTCGGCACCCCACGGTTGATGATTTTAAAATACACATCGGGAAGCGTCGTCCTCAAGGTCATTCTGTGACCTATAGGGAGGTTTCCCTCGATAAACGATATATCGTTCAATATCTCATTAGTCTGGCTCAGCATTTCGGCGATGGACGCTATCTTTCCGTCCGGATCAATCCTCTTTGCCCAGTCAGTGAGCGTAAGTACATTTGTACCAATTGCCATGATTTACTCCTCATGTTTTTTTGTAAAACAAATCTTCCAATGGGACTTTCTCCTTCGTAGGAGTCCCGGTTATTAGTGAGTCGTCTGACATCGCCTTGCCGATACGGGCAAATAAACGCACCATCTCGGGATGGTTCCCGTAGCCGGTCTCGTCTAGTATGTCGATAAGCTTTTGTGTTCCAAATTTATCAACCGCCCGTCGCGCGAGTTCGGCGGATTCAGTGTATTTTGCACCCCCGATTTCCTCGTCTGCTCTGACTTCTTTAGGCCAATTGCGAGTCAACTCCTCGTGTTGTTTTTGAATATCGGCAATCAATGACTCCCGGTATTCACCCTGATAATTAAGTATTTCCTGAGCGGCCTCTTTGCTTAAGCTGTTTTTCTTTGCAATTGAAACAACCTTCTCTGCATGAGTGTCGCCTATATCTTTGGGGGGTTTCAGGTCTGTATAGTCGACCGCATCGTTACCCCCGTCAGTATCATTGTTTGTTTTCCCGTCTGCCTTCCCGTCTGCCTTCCCGTCTGCCTTGTCGTCCGGTTTGTCGCCCTCTGTCTTTGTGTAGACGATTTTGTCGGGATCATCGGTTCCGGTGTTTGAATCGTTTTGATCTGCCATAGTTACTCCTAATGTTAATAGTGTCTGATTGTATGCTTACGGTCAATTACTTTTTTCTATTCTCTTTCATCAGGTAAAATAACGCATCAGGGTCTGCGTCGTTTATCTCGGCCAAAAGCCAATGTCCGACATCTTGTTTGCCCGAGTTGTAGTGTATTAACGCCGATGGACTCCAGACGGATTTGAACGCCCCACAATGCTCCAACATCCTCCACAGCACCGCACGGCCCGCCGGTGATTTTAAAACGGCGTTCATATCCAGACTAAACTGCTCGGAATCTCTCTTCTCTCTTTGCTTGGCATTCCGAACCTGCTTTTTGTCGCCTGCATTAGATACCAGTGGTTCGCTCATACTGCTAGGACGCCCTCTTCAGTGCCTACTCCGCCGCCGAGGATATCTGTCAGGGCATTTTTATCCGTCGTGTTTGTTTCGGACAGCTGTTTCGCCGCCGCCGCCTCCTGAGCGGCAACCTCGGCCTGTTGTTGTTGCCGGGCCATCTCTTCTCTTTGGGAGCGTATTGACTGCGCCTCTTCATCGGATACGACTACGCCCGGAGGCAGGCTGGTCATCTCACCGTACACGTTTATCAGCTCATCTTTGTTAACCTTGTCGAGTACGCCGGCATCAAACTGGGCCACATTGCCAAAGAATCCCGTGAACCTCTCAATACCCCCGAGGCCTATGAGCTTCTGGGCGTTTGCCATGATGCTAATGTATTTTACCTTCAACTCCTCGCCCTCGATAGACGGCGGCGGCGGAGCAATCATGCCTGCGTTTTGCATATAAGAAAATGTTATGTCAATTAACGGATCAAACAAATCCTGATTCAATTGTTCAAGCATAGGCCCTAAACCGAGCAGTTTCTCCTCGTGCCTCTCATCAATCTCCCTGGCCGTACGCTGGCGATCCTGTGAGGATGCTATCATCAAAAACAGGTCTTCGTAGTATCCACGACGGATCCGGTTGCGAACCTGCTCCTGCTTGTGTTCAAGGCCCTGATTGTCAAATTGAACCTGATATACAGGCGTAAATCCTTCCTGCCCGTCCCGTGTATTCGTATATGTAATGTCGCCCGGTAGGACCGAGGCCTTTTTGTTTTTCATTGATTCCGGTGCCTTCATCGGTGGGTCTAGCTGTTTATCCACGGCCAAGAGGCTTTTACGCTCGCCTGTTTGCAGCTGTTTGACATCGCCGATAACGACCATGCCCGGACAAGAAGTCCCGTATACATCCTCACCGGTAACGCTCCACCTTGGCGCAAGCACAGGGAAGTAATCATAACCTCGCTCACTCAATAGCGTATCAATCGGCGCATAGGTATTCGTCCCGGATTGCGTCCCGGTGTTGCCCTGCTCGTAGTAGATTGATGAAAACCTCTTATATTTTGATTCCATCATATCGGGGTTATATTTGTCATTAGGCAGTACCACGTGGACGATAGACACCCAGTTTTCGGTGTTGCCCGTTTCGTACTGTAGCTTTACCGACTCGGAAATATTCGTCCAGTCTATCTTGCCTTCATTTTCATATTTCATTCCAAACTTTTCAACGACCTGGGAGACGGTAAGCTGGAACTCTCTCATGAAGACATTCACCTTTCCACGGGCATCATTAGCTATCATGTAAGACCCGATAGGGAACGAATAAAGCCTCACCACAGTCTCCAAATCCTCTTCTACGAATGCGCAGGCGGTTCCAAAGTCGCCGACATCGCTATATGTAATGGGCAAGACATTGTATAGATTAGACCGTAAGAAAACCGAACGCATCATGGCACTTGTCGAGTGCAACCAGTACTGCGCATCCTCTCGCTCCGACTGGTCAGGCCTGTATGTTCCCAATTCAAACCACGGCCTGGCCGGCGAGGAAATACCGCTCATCATTCCTGCAGACAGCGTCCTCGATGCAAATGTTGCCGTTGAATCAATGATTTTCAGGTTACGCCGGTCGCCCCGGTTCCTGTCGCTGATGAAAAACCGCCCTCGGTGGGGGCGGATATAATCGTTGATGTCTCGCCACTGCTTTTTAAACGATGCTCTTTCGGTATCCAGTTGCGCCCTCAGCTGTTCAAGCCGCCGTTGACGCATAACGATCGCCTCGTTTATGGGCCGTCCGTGTGCCATTAACCGCCCCCTATAATTGATGTTTGCCCGGTGCCTCCACCGATGAGCGAACCACCGGTTAACACGGTTCCGCTACGGGGTGCCGCCGCTGCCCTTGCCCGACGCTGTCGGCGCAACATATCGCCTCGTCTCATAACGGCAGACTCTCGGGCCTTGGTATTCCTGCGTCTTTTACTCACTTCATTGCGTTGACGGAGGGCCTCGTCCTGCTGTCTCTTCATCAAATCGTCGGCCCTTTGTTGGTCTTGCTCACGATATTTTTTATTTCGCCTTATGGAGTGCGAAAACAGGCCTACAAACGGGCTATAAAGAAATGCGAGGTTGTTGCCTCGGATTGAATCAAATAGGGCCATTACACACCATTCTCACTGATTAGGCCAAACTCGTCAAGCGTCTTTAAACGGGTCGTAGTCTCGGATGGCCTTGCCGACATTACTATGCACAGAATCAAGTTTATATGACCCTGCAGGCATTTCTTCAAGGGCAAATGTTAGGGCCAACGCATCACCCCTGTCCGTCGAATAGCCGAGCCTCTTCCTCAACAATTCCTTATCCTCAAGAATGAACTTGCCCGATGTACTAAACGAATAGGTGACCGATATCATCTCCCTCTTCAATGCCATGCATCTCGGCATGGCACCTCCCCGTTTCACCCAGTCGCTAAACCGAAACCACATCTCGGCCCGCTTGTTGTGGAAACGGGAATCATCGGCCTTACCGGAAAAGTTTATCTCATGTGGAGACAGGCCCGACTGAATCAACCAATCAACAACGCCTGCACCATACCCCCCGGTGCCGTCAACAAACTCCATCTCGCTCCCCCACCGCCGCTTGCCTGCAACGATCCGTGAGGCTATCTCGTTACTTTTCGCATTCCTCATCTCCACATAATCAAATACCCTCAACCCCTGCCTCGGCATAATAATTGTTGAGTCGTAACCGAAACGGGCAACATCAACACCGAGACGCTTCTGAGCATGATTGTAATCGTCGAGTTTAAGCCCCTTCGTCATAGATTTCTCAACATCGGTATCGGAGAATAATGTGTTGATTCCGCTCGCAGGGAACTGCCCCAATATATACGATTGCACCCACGGGTCGTCACGGGTATGCTTTGCAATCATTGATTCGGCCCATGCCTTATCAATTCTGGTTGATCTATTCGGGTCGTCCGGGTCGCCCGTTATCCGTACAACATACCACTCGTCGTCGTTTGTCACCGAGTACAACATACCCGATAAGGAAGTCGGGT